ACAAGAATTGGTTGACGAATCTGTATATTTTGTAAAAGTATTAAACAATACTACTGTTCAGATTCATAATACTTTTGGAGATTCGATATCTGGTGTTAACACAGTTGGATTTACTACTATTGGAACATCTGGCATTCAAAAGTTTAAAACAAAAATATCAAATACACTATCAGAAATTAAAGTTTATGATGGTGGAGAAGGATTCACAAATAGAAATTTAAGAGTTAATCCATCTGGTATATCAACTTATAAAAGTACTATTAATTTTGTAAATCATGGATTTTCAACAGGAGAAATAGTAACTTATAATTATCAAACTAGTCCAATAACTGGAATATCTACAAACAATCAATACTATGTAATTAAACTTACTAATAATGCTTTTAGAATTTGTGATGCTGGAATTGGTGCGACTATTAGGGAAAATTATGAAAAAAATAATTATGTAAAATTTTCTAGTACTGGATCAGGATATCAAATCTTCAATTATCCACCAATATCAGTAACTGTAAATTATAATTCAATAGGAGTTGGTACAACGGCAATTAGAGGTACAATAGTTGCAACTCCAGTAGTTAAAGGTGGAATAGTTGATACTTACGTATATGAAAAAGGATCTGATTATGGATCTAAAGTATTAAATTTCCATAAAAAACCATCAATAAAGGTTGAAGAACCCAATCATGCTCAAATAAAACCCATTATTAGTGATGGAAAAATAATCAAAACCCTGATTCTTTATTCCGGATCTAAGTATAGTTCTACCCCAGACATTGCTGTTATAGGAGATGGTACTGGGGCTAAATTAAGGGGTATTATAGGATCAAACGGAAAACTTTCCTCGATAATTGTAGTTAATCAGGGATTTGGATATAGTGAAGAAAAAACATCAATTTTAGTTAGATCTCTCGGACAGAATGTAATTTTTAATCCTAATGTAAGAAGTCTATCTATAAATCAAGGATATAAGTATGGTATACAAGGAGCATTTGGTAGAGAAGTTGCAAATGAGTTATTATATAAATCTGATAAAGGATTGCAATATTTTGTATATGCATATACTAAAAAGATTCAAGATTACTTTAATGATACGGGAACAACACATTCACCAATAATTGGATGGTCTTATGATGGTATTCCAATATATGGACCATACGGATATACGGATCCTTATAATTCAAATACATCACCAAAATTAATTTCTACTGGATATGGTACAACTACTATTGTAAATAGACCTTCTGAGTTTGAAATTGGATTTTTTAAGGAAGATTATGCATTTAATGGGGAAGGTGACTTAGATGAACATAATGGTAGATATTGTGTAACCCCAGAATTTCCAAATGGAACCTATGCTTATTTTGCAACTTCAGAATTAAATGTTCTTGGAGAATTAACTGGAAAGTTTCCGTATTTTATTGGAAATCATTTTAGATCAAAATTTATATCTGATAATATAAATTTAAATCAATCTACATTTGATTTAAATAATTCAGGTTTGTTTAGAAATACCTTACCATATAATGTTAATGATCAATATGCTGGGAATGACTTTATTGTCGAATCAAATGAACTAATTAACCAAACTGCACAAATTGAGTCTGTCAGTCGTGGTGAAGTAACATCTTTAAAGATTATAGAATCAGGAGATAATTACAAGGTATCTGACAGATTGAATTTTGATGAATCTAATTCCGATGGATTTGGAATCAATGCCCAAGTTTCGGAATTAAAAGGTAGACAAATTGTTGAAATTAATACAAATAGAATTACTTATCAGAATGTTGTTGTTACTAGAAAAAATAATAAAAAACTTGAATTTAGAATAGATCCATATCATGAATTTAATAGTGGTGATAATATTAATATTTCAGGAATAACTACAGATTTATTCACTCTAAATGGTCAATATAAAATAGGATTTACAACTTATACTTCATACACCACCAAGTACATTCCACCGGCAGGTAGTACTGGTATTGTAACATTCATGACTTTACCTTTCATTCCCGAAAATATTTCTATAGGAAGTAGTATCAAAATTGAAAATGAAGTTGTAGAAATCCTTGATAAATTTGATATTCAAAATACATTAAAAATTAAAAGAGTTGGATCTGGTGTATCTCATGCTGAAGGAACTTCGGTTTATTTCTTACCCAATTCGTTTGAAATTGATAAAGATACTGATCCGTTCAATTCCAAAAATACTACAAAAGTGTATTTCAATCCAAGAAATACGTTGGGGATTGGAACTACATCAGGTGGTGGAGATAATAGAAGTTATTGGATAGATGGTGTAAAATATTACACATTTACACCAACCCAATCAATATTCATACCAAAACATCCATTTAGAACTGGACAAAAACTTACTTTTAGAAAGCAGTCTGGAACTTCTGGATTAACAATAAGAGACGAAAGTGGAAATACTTCTATATTATTATTATCATTGAGTCAGACAATGTATGCTATTAATAAGTCTAAAGACTATATTGGAATTGCTACTAGTAGAGAATCTGCAGTAACTGGTAATGGAGTATTTTTCCCTGGACCAACAGGAACAGATAATGAGTTTTATACTATCGAATCATCAGAAACGCAAATTCTTTGTGATGTAAATAAACTTGAGTCTACAATAGTAACTACATCTGAACATTTACTTCAGAAAAATGATCAAATAGATCTCATAATTAAACCAAATTTATCTGTTGGAATTGGAACTACAACTGCAATAAAATTAAGATATAGTGATCAGTCAAAGTCTTTGTTAGTACATAAAACTTTAATCGAAAATGTTAATACCTCCACGAATACTATAGGTATAACATCACATTTATTTAATACTGGCGATTTAGTTTATTATGATTCTGAAGATACTGTTGCCGCTGGATTGGTCACAGGAAAATATTATGTTTGTAAGATAGATCATAACAATATTAAATTATCTACAAATTACTATGATTGCTTTTTAGATTCACCAAAAACTGTGTCTATTACTTCTAGTGGAGGTAATTTACAAGAACTTTGGTTTGTTAATCCAAAATTAAACTTTGTAAACAACAATAATATTATATTTGATGCTACAGATCCATCATTAGTAGGGTATAATTTTAATCTGTATTATGATAATAAATTTAACAATAAATTTATATTAGATTTTGAAGACCCGACTCCAATTTTATCGGGAGTTGGAACTTTTGGGTCGTCTGGATTTTTAACTATTAACCATTCTGGTAGAATTCCACAAAAATTATATTATAATTTAGAAAAAAATCACATACCACAAGATATTGATGAAGATGTTATTGATTTTTGCGAGATTGAATTTTCTAATAGTGCTTATAATGGGCGATATAATGTTCATGGAATAGGTTCTACATCATTTAGTATTTCCTTAAGAAACACTCCAGAAAAATTAAATTATACTAGTTCTAATTGTGATGTTTTGGAATATGTTACAACTTCAAAGTCTGCCAAAGGTCCAATTAATAAAGTAAAAATTATTTCTGGTGGATCTAATTATAATAAGTTACCAGTTTATAATGGTGTAATATCTCAAAATGGCGATGGTGCATATATTATACCAAAATCTTTAAGTATTGGTAGATTAAATAGATTTAGAATTATCAATGAAGGATTTGAATATTCGTCGGATAAAACTTTAGTACCATTTGCAGAAATTCCAAAAGTAGTCTCACTTAAAAATTCTAAAAAAGTATCTTTCGTCGATGTTGTTTATGGTGGAAAATATTATCTGACACCACCAAATTTAGTTTTAGTGAATAAAACTACGGGTAAAAAGATAGATAGTGGACTATTAACTGCAAATTTAAATGGAAATTCAATTGTTAGTGTAGATATTCAAAAAACTCCTGTAGGAATCCCTCTTGAACCCCCCATAGTAAGATCTGTAAATAATACTAATGGTATTAAAATTGACACCATTCAAACCTCAGTAACTGGTGTAGGTACAATTTTCTTAGCGACTCCTATTGTAGGATTTGCAACATCTCCTTTTGTAACTGGTGATTTCGTTTTTGTTGAGGGTGTCACTAATCATGATCCCGGAATTGGTAATACAATTGGTCTTGGGTTTAATTCTGCAGATCATGGGTATGAATTTTTTGAGGTTACTAACTATTTTACAGGTTCTAATCCAGGAAAACTTGAATTTAAAATTCCAAAATTATATGGAAATCCTGGACTAGCAAAAACTGTCCAAGATTCTTTTGCGACGGTAGTAAATAAAACCAAAATGCCATCATTTACAGTTACTACAGAAAAGTCTATTTTCTTAGAAACTGAACAATTATATTCCTCCAAAAATGGTCAAGAATTCGAAAAAAGAGATTTATATGTATCATATTCCGATGGAAACTCGGTAAGATTAACTGGTAGTTATAATCTAACTATAGGTGAACTCATAAAAGGATCTTATTCATTCTTTACTGGTCAAGTAAGTGATATTGAATCATATGAAGGTGTATTCGACGTTAGTTTTTCAAAAACAGAGGATATTGGGTGGATTGATGATGCAGGAAAAATAAGTAATGATACTCAGGTAATACAAGATAATGATTATTATCAAAATCTTTCATACACTATTAAAAGTTCTAAGAGTTGGGAAGAGATAGTAACACCGGTTAATAACTTAGTCCATCCTACTGGACTTAAGAATTTTGCAGACATAGAAGTGCAGCAAAATGCTCAGACTGGAATTGCAACATTTGGTAATAGTCAAATTGAAATTATCAGAGACTGTATTCAAGTTTCTGATGTTACTACTGTTAATAATATAGATTTGGTTTATGATATAGAACCTTTAATAGATTCTACAAATATTGTTAAGTTTCAAAACCTTAAACTTGCAGATTACGTTGAGTGTAGAACTAATAGAGTATTAGCTATAGATGATATTAGTCCATTATTCTCCAGTATCGAAGACGAGAAAAAATTAGCATACACAATTGTTTCACCATTAAGTATATTAAAAAGACTTAATAAAGCTTTAATACAAATTAAAGAGATTGGTGGTAATGACATACAAATATCGGAAATTGTTGTTATTAATGATCCTGATGAATCATTCACTTTACAAAGAGGATTTGTTTCAAACAAAAATACTTCTATAGGTGATGTAACTGGATTTATTGATGATTTTAGTACATTCTTCTTGAAATTTGATCCGGTAGATACTTTCAATACAGATTATGAATTAAAAATTTTGAAGACAGAATTCACAACTTCATTTACCGGTATTTCAACTTATAGTCTAGGGATGAATAGACTAATTTCATCTAATGCTATAGTTAATCCAGGAATAACAACTACTATAGTATCATTTGAATCTGAAAAATTTGATTCATTCTATACCAGTGTTCATTTTTATGATATTGTGACTAATGAAGCAAACTATGTGGAACTTTTTGTCACACATGATAACGAAAATACATATGTAAATGAATTCTATTTTGATAGTAATGATTCTAATTATGGAAATTATATTGGATCTTTTGGTGCATCACTATCTAATGGTGTTATAAGTCTTGATTTTGAAAATTTAAATACCAGCAATAAGTACAGATTCTCTAGTAAGACAGTTGGATTTGGATCAACAGCTGTTGGAATAGAAACATATAGATTTAAATATTCTGGACAACCTGATGGATTAGAGCAAACTGCATTATATGCATCAGAATATGTTAATTCAGCATCTAATGTTGATGTAGTTGTTGTAGATTCAAGAAGAATTACATCTTTAAAATCTACCGTAAGAGTTTCTTATGGACAAACATCTGCTCTACATCAAGTATTGCTTGTTTCAGATAAAATTGATGTATCTACTACTCAATATCCATTCGTATCTATTGGTGCAACATCTGGAATAGGCACATTTGGCGGATCTATAGATGGATTTGATTTAAAATTAACATTTTATCCAGATGTTACAGAAACAAATGGTGCTAATTTAGAAATTAGAGCATTTACTGAAGAATTCTATGGTGAGTTTGATGAGATTAATATACCACCAAAACTTTTCTATGGACAAGTTACAGAGTCATTTAATATTGCAAAATATTTCGGTTCTAATTCGGAAAGAAAAGATAGATTAAACTTCACATTAAATCACAATGGAACACCAATATTCCAAAAAGAATTTGATCCATCTGATATTAATGTTTTAGATCGCAATACTCATACATTTAATATTACAGACCATTTCTTCAGCACTGGAGAAGAACTTTATTACAGACCTAAATCTACTTATGTTGGTGTTGGAACTGTTGCAGTTGGTATAGGTACAACTGAAAATTATCTTGGGATAACTACAGATATACTTCCAGAAAAAGTGTATCCAATTAAAATAGATAATAATCAATTTAGATTATCAACAAAAAGAGAATATGCTCTTGCTGGTATATATGTGACATTTACATCATATGGTGAAGGAAACGCTCATCAACTCGAAATGGCTAAGAAAAATGAAAAAGCATTTATCACCGTTGCAAACTTAACTCAATATCCATTGTCATGGACACCAAATTATCAAACATTGCAAAATAACGGTGGATCAATTGGAGTTGGAAATAGTATTTTTGCTTTAAGTGGAATTAGTAGTGTTGTAATTAGAGATGTAATTAAAATTGATGATGAATATATGAAGATTGTTAATGTTGGATTTGGTACAACGAGTATAGGTCCTATAACATTTAGTGGAGATGTTCCATTAATTGAAGTGACTCGTGGATTTTGTGGGACTGCATCATCAGCACACACTGATGGGTCTGAGGGTAGAATTTATAAAGGATCTTACAATATAACTGGAAAAGAAATATTCTTTACAGATCCTCCAAGAGGAAATATCACGGATCTTGTTGGATTAAATGAAAGTAATCTTGTTAGGGAAAGAGCAAAATTCTCTGGTAGAGTATTCTTAAGAAAAGATTATACACGAAATACTGTGTATGATAATATTTCTTCAGAATTTACTGGAATTGGTCAAACATACACATTAACAACATTGGGTGTTAATACTGTAGGTCTTGGAACAACTGCAGGAAATGGACTGATATTTATTAATAGCATTTTCCAAACTCCAACTACAGAAAATCCAACTTTAGCAAACTATCAAATTGTTGAGGATCTTAATGTTGGTATTACTAGTGTTATATTCTCCGGTATTACCAGTTCAAATGGTCAAAAAATAGTTTCTGATTATGACCAAAATCAAAATCAATTACCTAGAGGCGGTCTAATTGTTTCATTAGGATCAACTCCAGGTCTTGGATATGCCCCCCTAGTTGGAGCAAAAGTTATTACAAGAGTTGATGGGTCGGGAACAATTCAAAGTATAGTTGGTGTTAATACAATTGGGTCAGAATTAAACATCGATTCTGCATATTATGATCATAATGTGGGGGTTTTAGAACTCACTACTGCTGAAGATCATAGATTTGGTGAGACTGGAATTTCTGTCGCAACTAATAGTGTATTTCTGGAAGGATTGGAATTTAGTTGTTCTGTAGAACACACAGGTATAACATCAACTATTTTCCCATATCCCGGATCAAGTCCATATGGATTTATTTTCCCAGTAATTGGTATTGCGTCTGATAAAACATTTACTGTTAGAGTGGGGACTAGTACAATTCCACATACTTATGTTGGATCTGGAACTGCATACCCTTATTATTATGATTTAACCTATGGTTCTGGATATAGAGGTACAGTATCAGTTGCAGTAACAGAAACAGGGCATACTGGGGATGTGGCTACAATAACAGCAACTGTTGGTCTTGGCGGTACATTGGCGTTTAATATTGTTGATGGTGGTACTGGTTATACAAATCCTCAAGTTGTTGTACCACCACCATCTTATGAATATATGCCAATTACTGGTATATCTAGATTAGGTGTTGGAGAAACTACCGAATGTGGAACTGGCGTATTATTAAATCTTGAAATTGGACCAAGTGGATCTACCGTTGGTATTGGTACTACATTATTTGAAGTTTCATCATTTAAAATAACTAGATCTGGATTTAATTTCAGGGAAGGTGATGTATTTACTGTGGGTGGATTAGTTACTGATAGAAGTTTAAGTCAACCGATTGAAGAATTTAAAGTAACCGTCTTAGAAACATTTAGTGACTCTTTTGGTGCTATACAATTGGGTGAAATGAATTATATTGATTCTATAAGAAATTTACAAGATGGAAAACGAGTAAGATTCCCACTTTATTATAATTCAGAACTTTTAAGCTTTGAATCTAATCCAGAGGATCCAGATTCGTCATTAATAGAATTTGATGCACTTTTAGTTATTTTCATAAATGGAATATTACAAGAACCTAAGAAAAATTATAATTTCAGTGGTGGTACAACATTTACATTTACTACAGCACCTAAAAAAGAAGATAATGTTTCCATCTTCTTCTATGTTGGTACTAGAGATGACGATAGCATTAGAGTTTCGGTGTCTCAATTCATTGAACCTGGAGATATTATTCAAATAAACAGTAATAATAATTTACTGGATAGTACAGTTACCCAAAATAATAGAACTGTAGCATTAATTAGCGGATCTGATAGATTGGAAACAAATATCTATAGAGAACAGGGAATTGATGAGATTAATCCAAAACCACTGTATTGGACTAGAAAGAAAAAAGATGTTGTTATTAATGATGAAATTATTTCAAAAGCAAGAGATTCTATAGAACCTCAAGTGTATCCAACGTCTAAAATTATTCAAAATTTCAATATAGATGATACTGATTTATTCATAGATAATGCAGAATTCTTCGATTATGAAGAAGGTTTACCAATAGATCCATTTGATTGTTTGATCATAAACGATCAAGATGTAAGAGTTGCTGGTGCAGTTACAGCTATAGTTTCTGCTGGTGGAACAATCAGTTCTTTAGATATTGTAGATGATGGTGATGGATATAGTGGATCTTCAGTTCAGGTAAAAATTTCAGCTCCAAAAAGAATTGGTGTTGGGATAGGAACCACAGCAACTGCAACAATAGAAGTATTGGGTGGCAAATTAACCAACAATGTAACAATTACTAATCCCGGATTCGGTTATACCAGAACAAATCCCCCAAATGTAATTGCACCCTTCCCCCAAGGATCTACGGAATTGATTAAAAATATATCAATTGCTCAAGGATTTGATGGAGTTATTACAGGAATTGCTGTAACTGATGGATTAAATGGTGCATCGTTAGCATTAGAATTTAAAATTGTTAGAGATCCTGCTGTATATACTGATTTAAATATTGGATATCCAATTTATATTAATAATACTAGAGTTGGTAGTGGAGTTACTTCTATTGAATATAATGATAATGATACTGTTGCCATAGGAACTGCATTTTTAGATAATATCTACCACATTCACGGTATCAATAAAACTTTGGGAATAATTACTTGTAATGTTGCATCAGACACTAGTATTGTTGGTATTGCCACTACAGGAACTGTTTCTTATCCTGTTGGAACTTTCTCATGGGGAAGATTATCTGGATTCTCTAGGTCAAATCCAGTATCAATAGCTGTTACTGGTAAAACTCTTGATGTTGGACTGTCAACTTTTGCAAGTGTTCAAAGGAGAGGAACTGGATTAAGAAATGTCGGACCTTTGAAAAAGCGGGTAATGGGATTATAAATATAGAAAAAAAGTATTATAAATGTCCGCAATTGTAACAGATCAATTTAGAATACTGAACGCCTCCAATTTCGTAAATTCCATTGAAACTGGCAGTGATTCATATTATGTCTTTGTAGGACTTCCAAACCCTCAGTCGAATGATGGTCCTGGAAGAAATGAAAACTGGGATAGACTTGATATCCCGGACCCCAATTTGGCAGTTGTTCCAAATCCTGTTGATAATTTCTCATATCTAGATCATTATGGGCAGATGTCATTATTTGGTAAAAAGATAACTGGATCTACAATAAGAAGAGCTGTAAGAAGAATTGATTGGACGCAGGGAACTAGATATGAAATGTATCGACATGACTATAGTGTTATAAATCCTTCCCCAAACTCCAATAGTAATAGATTATATGATACCAATTACTATGTGATGAATTCTCAATACCAAGTATACATCTGTATAGATAATGGATCTTCTGGAATTAATACAAATGGCAACCAATCAAAGGATGAACCAGTATTTACAGATTTAGAACCATCAAGAGCAGGGGAAAGTGATGATGGATATCTTTGGAAATATTTGTATACCGTTACTCCTAGCGACATTGTAAAATTTGATTCAACTGAATATATCACCATTCCAAGTCAATGGGAAACATCTACAAACCCCCAAATTGTCTCTGTGAGAGAAAATGGAGATTCTTCTATAAACGAAAATCAAATTAAAAAAGTTTATATTGAAAATACCGGAAAAAATTATTCTTCAGGAGAAGTTGATATTTTAGGTGATGGAACTGGTGGAAGAGTTTTTATAGATGTTAATGAAAATGGAGAAATTACAACTGCTTTGGTAACTTCTGGTGGATCTGGATATAGTTATGGTATAGTTGACCTTGGACCTTTACAACCTTCAGGAAGTTTACCATATCCGGCAAACTTAATTCCAATTATCCCACCATCTAGAGGTCATGGATATGATATTTATAGGGAACTGGGAGCGGATAAACTTTTAATTTATACTAGATTTGATGATTCTACCAAAGATTTCCCAGTTGATACAAAATTTTCTCAAATTGGTATTGTAAAAAATCCAACTAAATTTATTTCAACGGAAACTTTTGTTGAAAGTCAGTTTTCAAGTTTGTATGCACTAAAAGTTACTCCAACGTCTAACAATATACCAGAAATTGGTGAAAAAGTCTCACAAGATACTGATGGTACTGGAAATAGAATTGCCGTTGGATATGTCGCATCATATGATACTGAAACTAAAGTTTTAAAATATTTTAAAGATAGATCTTTATATTATAATCCATCATCCTATGATACTAGGGATTATTTTGATGTCTCCGTAAAGGCGAATGCTACTATAGATTTTGTTTATACTGGAGGATCAATATCTACTCCTAGTGGATTTACGGCATCTATAGATAATTTTAGTGGGATTTCAACAGTTCCAACAAATAGTACAAAAATAGTAAACTTAGGAACTGAATTTCAAAATGGTGTATCTCTACCAGAGATAAATAAAGAATCGGGGGATATTATTTACATCGATAATAGACCTTTAATTTCTAGAAATCTTAGGCAAAAAGAAGACGTTAAAATTATCCTGGAATTTTAAAAAATGGCCCAAAAAACAAACCTTAACGTAAGTCCATATTTTGATGATTTTGATTCGGGTAAAGACTTTTATAAAGTTTTATTTAATCCAGGGCGACCTATTCAAACAAGAGAATTAAATACTCTACAATCAATATTACAAAATCAAATTGAATCGTTTGGAAGTCACATTTTTAAGGAAGGGTCTGTAGTTATTCCTGGGGGAATTAGTTACGACTCTCGTTTTTATGCAGTAAAATTAAACCCAACTGCTTTTAATATTGATATTTCGATTTATATCAAAAATTTTATAGGGAAAAAAATAAAAGGTCAAGCATCCGGAATTACAGCATCTATACAACATGTTGAATTTCCTAATGGTGGAGATATTGATTATCTCACAATATATGTAAAATATCAAGAATCTGATACTGATTTTGTAGCATCGCAATTTATTGATGGTGAGGGTTTGAGTTGTGTTGAAAATGTAGTTTATGGAAATACTACAATTTCAGCAGGAACTGTATTTGCGTCGTTGATATCTGAAAATGCCACATCCATAGGATCAGCAGCGTCAGTCAATAGTGGAATTTATTTCGTCAGAGGTACTTTTGCGAGGGTATTAAAGCAGACTTTAGTATTAGATTACTATACAAATACACCATCATACAGAGTTGGACTGCAGATAATTGAAGATGTAATTTCTGCGAAAGATGATCCATCTTTATATGATAATGCAAAAGGATTTAGTAATTATGCAGCTCCCGGTGCAGATAGATTTAAAATATCTTTGGTTTTAACCAAGAGAGAATTGAGTGATTATTCAAGTGATACTGATTTTGTAGAATTATTGCGTGTTAATGATGGATTGGTCCAAAAAATTCAATCAAAAAGTGAATATAGTATTATAAAAGATTATCTGGCTCAGAGAACATATGATGAGTCTGGAAATTATTCAGTTACCCCATTTACAGTAACTGTAAATAATTCATTAAATAATAGATTGGGAAATGATGGGTTATATTTTGATAATGAACAAACAGATAGTGGAAATGATCCAAATGATGACTTAATGTGTATTAAAGTATCTCCAGGAAAAGCCTATGTAAGGGGATATGATGTTGAAAAAACTGGTACAACTATAATAGACGTTGAAAAACCAAGAGATAAAAATTTGGTTTCTGGTATTGGTGTCCCATTTGAAATGGGTAATTTAATTAGAGTTAATAATGTTAGTGGATGTCCAACAGAAAGAAGTACGATAGATCTTTATAATAGAAGAATTTTAGACTCAAATTCTGTAAAAATTGGTGATGGTAGAGTATATACTTTTAATTTGACAGATGCTGCGTATGCTAACGATGCAACATCTTGGGATCTATACTTATATGACATTGAAACATATACAAAATTAACTTTAAATAATAGTTTATCAGATTCTCAATTAGTATCTTCGTCTTTTATAAAAGGTAAGAGTAGTGGAGCAACTGGATATACAATTGCATCTGGTGGAGGATCTGCAGAGATTACTTTAACGCAGGTTTCTGGTTCATTTATTTCTGGTGAACCTATTTTAATTAATGGTGTAGAATTAGATTCTAGAGTAATTAAAAACATTAAAAATTATACCATTGAAGATGTTAAATCTGTAATTCAGACAGGATCACCTGCATTTAATGCGGACACAGTTTTAATCGCTGCATCGGCACCTGGATTTAGTAGTCAAGACCAAATAACTGTAAAGACTGATGGAACAATAACTTCACCCAATAAATTATTTTCTGGTATAAGTACTGATTCTATATTTCAATACTCAATACCAGGTTTTAGTACAGTAACTTATAATAGAGTAACTTCGATTTCTGCTGATGGATTATCTCTTAATGTGACTTCAGTACCAACTGTTTTGGGAGTTTGTGTAGGAGATCTTCCTGCATCAGAGTTGACATCAAGATTCTCTATAGTTTCTCCCAGAATATTAAATTCGGAGAACGCTTATTTATTCACAAAATTACCAAGTAGCGATATTGCTACTGTTGATTTAGAAAATTCAAATCTAAGTTTTTCAGCACAATCTAATATTAATTCTACAGTATCATCTAATACATTAACAATAACTCCAGCAGATTTTGATTTACCATCTGGTCTTTCTGACGCTATATTCCAAGCATATGATGAGGAACGATATTCAATTCATTATACTGATGGAACAGTTGAGACACTTACTTCGGATGAAGTTAGTGTGTCTGCAAGTAGTGTGGTATTTAGTGGTATAAGCAATAAAACAATACATAAAATTAATGCAACATTTATTAAGGAGGGAATACAAAGTAGAGTAAAAACTTATTATAAGAGTAGAATACTTGGCGTTTCATTATCAAAATATAAAACTTCCGGATCTGGAATTAGCACCTCCATTGTTGATGGATTAACTTATAATCCATATTACGGATTAAGAGTTCAAGATGAAGAAATATCATTAAATTATCCCGATGTTTCAAAAGTAGTTGCAATCTACGAATCTTTGGATGAAAATCCTCCTGTATTTGATATACTCAATTTTTCAGCATCTGATAATGTTTCAGTAAATACTGTAGTTGGAGAAAATATTATAGGTACTGATAGCAATACATTAGCTAGAATTGTTAGAAAACCCAATGGATCGCCAAACAGTCTTGAAATAGTATATTTAAATGCAAATAGATTTTCAACTACTGAAATTGTTAAATTTGAAGAATCAAATATTGAAACAGAAATAGATTTTATAGTTCCAGGAAAATATAAAGATGTAACAAATGCATTTAGACTTGATAAGGGTCAAAGAGATCAATATTATGATTATTCAAGAATAGTAAGAAATAGAGGTGAATCTGAACCTGGTAGAAAATTATCTGTTGTTTTTGACCACTATTTAATTCCCGAAAGTGATAATGGGGATGCATTCACAGTCTATAGTTATAGTAAAAATAGATTTTTAAGGGATGTCCCATATATTGGGTCAGATCAAGTAAGAGCATCAGATACTTTAGATTTTAGACCAAGAGTTTCCAATTTCACCGGATCGTCAACTTCTCCTTTTGTTTTCTCGTCTAGAAATTTTGCAACATCTCCAAGGACAATTCTAAAACCAAATGAATCTTCTGTTATATCTTATGAGCATTATTTACCAAGAGTTGATAAATTATATCTTGATAAATTTGGTGGATTAATTGTAGAAAAGGGAATTTCATCAATAGAACCAAAAGAACCTCTTAAAGATGATACAGTATTAGAAATAGCATCAATTTATTTACCACCATATCTTTATAGTCCAAAAGATGCAAAAATAACTACAATTGAAAACAGAAGATATACTATGAGGGATATTGGTAAAATAGAAAATAGGGTAGAGAATTTAGAAAAAGTTACTTCATTATCTCTCTTAGAATTAAATACCCAATCTTTACAGATTCGTGATGCTGATGGATTTAATAGGTTTAAAACCGGTTTTTTTGTAGATGATTTTAGGACCACCAATTTTATTGATTTAAATCTGTCTCTATCAGAAGTAAATAGAACTACAAATCAGTTAACACCTCTAATTTCTAGAAATAGTTTAGAGAGTCAACTTGTACCAGCATCTAATATATCTTCATCTACTCTAGATAGGAGATCAAATTATAAATTATTAGATGATAGAGTTCAAAAAACTGGTAGATTAGTAACATTAAAATACACAGAAGTTGATTGGATTGAGCAACCATTTGCAACAAGAGTTGAAAATGTAAACCCATTCCATGTTATTGACTACTCTGGGCAAATATCTCTAACGCCAACAAGAGATACGTGGATTAGAACGGTTCAACTTCCATCTAGAGTTTTGTCTCATAATAATACATTAAACTTACAGATAAGAACTGAAACCAATAGGGTTAGACTTAATAACGTGGACAATAGATCCAGTGCAGGAGGTGGAACTGGACTAAACGGTAGAACAGTTACGGTTGCAGATACATTTACAACTTTAAGTAGTAATACTACAACAGAAAATAGAACTACAAGATCTAGTGATACAAGCACATCAGAAACAGAAGAAACTGCATTTGTTACTCAAGAAAATGAAACTTTCTTAAGATCGAGAAATACTGAATTTGTGGCAACTAATTTAAAACCACACACACGGTTCTATCAATTTTTTGATGGTAATGGTTCTGTCGATTTTGTTCCAAAATTAATTGAGATATCTACTGACATTGATCTTACTAATGATGGATCTGTGGGTTCTTTTGAAATTGGGGAAACTGTTTTTGGGTATTTTAACTTAGAAAATGTTTTAAGATTTAGAGTCGCACAACCAAATCATAAATTTGGACCATTTGACGATCCATCGGATACTTATGATGTTAATCCATACAATAGAGATGAATCTCTCCCAACACTCTATAGTCCATCAACAAAAGTTTTGAATGTAGATACATTTTCTCTTGCGGAAGCGATTGATGGAAGATATATTGGATATGTTTTACCACAAATGGTTTTAATTGGATCTACAAGTGGTGCCATTGCATATGTAAAGTCTACAAGACTTGTTTCTGATAATTACGGGGACTTGATAGGATCATTCTTTATCAGGGATCCTAATACAACTCCACCCCCATCGGTTAGAATTACAACGGGAAATAAGACATTTAAACTTTCTTCAAGTTCTACCAATGAACCTGCAAGATTAGGATCTACTGATCTATCTTCTGCTCAAGCAAATTATCTTGCAGAAGGTACCGTACAAATGTACCAAGATATTATTAGAAGAAATACAATTACTGCTAATTTAGATCATTTTGAAACTATTAACACAACCACTATTACAGCTACAACACAAACAGCAGTATCCCAGTTTAATCTTCCACCTGAGGAGATTAATTTTATTACAAATATTACAAATAATGTGACTAATGTGACTAATGTGACCAATAATAATGTTACTAATTTAATTCAACAACAAGCGCAAAGAGTTGATCCATTAGCACAAACATTTGTTGTTGGTACTGGCATAGATGCTCCTTCACAACAAGTATTCACTGAAGATGTAAATGGGGTATTTCTTACTGCAGTGGATATTTATTTTGCGAAGAAAGATTCTGGAAATAATCCAGTTACTGTGCAAATACGTACAGTTGAACTTGGTACACCAACACTGACTCTTTTAGGAAATTCTGTAACATTAAGACCAAGCCAGGTTAATATTTCTACTGATGGCACAGTTCCAACTAAATTTACATTTGATTCACCTATATTCTTACCTCCAGGTCTTGAATATGCGGTTGTAATACTTGCACCAGAGTCTGATCAATATGAGGTGTGGATCGCAGAGATGGGAGAAAAAACTATCAATACTGCTACTTTACCTGATGCAGAATCTGTTAGATACACAACTCAATTTGCGATTGGAAGTTTATTCAAGTCTCAAAATGGATCAGTGTGGTCTTCTAGTCAGTATCAGGATCTGAAATTCAAATTACATAAAGCAGTCTTTACAGAATCGAGCGGTGTGGTATTCTTTGAAAATCCAGATTTAAACATTGGCAATAGTTATACGAAAAAACTTATTAATAACCCAATTACAACATATCCTAGAAAATTAAGAGTTGGAGTAACTACTATTACAGATTCTGGACTGATAAGTGAATTATCATCTGGTAGAAAAATTAGTGAAAATTATAAAACTTATAATTTTGGTTATATAGTAGGAACGGGTTCTTCGGTATCTTCAGTTGAAGTTACAGATGCTGGAAGAAATTATGTAACAGATTCTCAAGTTTCAACTTATAATATTACTGGCAAAGGGTCTGGTTTGACATTAAATATTACTGCTTCTGGTGGACAGATTGCTGGTACTCCAACTATTGTTAATTATGGAAATGGATATGCAGTCGGAGATGTTGTTGGTATTGTAACATCTTCGGTTTCATCAAATACTGGTGAAAATGCAAGAATTACCATAACTGGAAATAATAACTCTATAGATACATTATATCTAACAAACGTTCAAGGTGATTCTTTTGTTAATGGTTCTAAATTGGTTTATTATAATGATTCCAATGTCAGAGTTTCTTTAGCCAATACTTATATTAGGGGGGCATCTGTAGAAGAAGGTGGTATTTATAGTGGACATCATATAAAAGTAGATCATTTTGATCATGGAATGTATGCAAGTAACAATAAAGTAACCTTATCTGATGTTTCATCTAATATAGCACCCGTTTTATTGTCTTCCAGTATGACTACATCGGATGTAGAAGTAAATGTTTCTATTGCAGATACTTCGGCATTTGGAATGTTTGAAGGTGTTCCAGTGAGTGCTCTTAACCCAGGGTATTTAAAAATTAATAATGAAATTCTCCAGTATACTAATGTAGAACCAGGATTACTATCTGGAGTAACAAGGGGGCAAGATAATACGGTTGCTTTCCCACATAGTGTAAATTCTTCAGTTTATAAGTATGAAGTTAATGGAATATCTTTAAGGAGAATCAACACAACTCATGATATAAGTTCTATTGGAATGGATATTGATAGTTATCATTTAGAATTAGATCTTCAATCTAACGGTCCAGATAGACGTTATGACGGACTTATTGATGGATTTGGTGGAAATTATCCAAAAACATCATTTAATTTGGAATCATCGGTTGGAGGAAGATCTGCATATGGAACACAAAACATAATTTATAATTCTGTAATACCGGTATATCAAGTTCTAAATCCAGGATCATCAACTAACTTTAGTGCTCAAATTAGAACTGTTAGTGGTACGAGTGTTGATGGAACCGAACTATCTTTTGTTGATAAAGGATATGAAAATGTATTATTAAATGCAGAGAATGCTCTTAATTCTACAAGAATTGTATGTTCAAAAACTAATGAGTCAACACACTTAACTGGAATACCAAATAATAAATCATTTATAACGGCAATCACGTTAAATACCAGAAATGCTTTCCTTTCTCCAATGATTTTCTTGAATACTGCATTTACTGAATTTGTTTCTGCAAGACTGAATAAACCAGTTGCAGATTATATTAATAATGGGAGAGTTAATTCAATTAATGATGATCCCCATGCTGCGATATACGTTTCAAATACAATTAGACTATCTCAACCATCAAACACATTAAAATTATTCCTATCAGCATATAGAAATTCATCTTCTGATATTAGAGTTTTATATAGTTTGGTGAGACCAGATTCTAGTGAGGTGAAACAATCTTTTGAACTATTCCCAGGATATAGGAATTTAACTATTGATAGCAATCAAGATGGTTATTTGGATGTTGTTGATACATCCAAAAACAGTGGTTTGCCAGATGTATTTGTTCCTTCAAGTTTGGAAAATGAATTTTTAGAATATCAGTATACTGCACCAAATGTTGGACCATTTATTGGATTTAAAATCAAAATTATAATGTCTGGTTCCGATCAGGCAAATTATCCAAGAATTAAAGATTTAAGAACAATTGCTTTAGCGTGATGATACCAGTAAAAGGATTTTCAAATTTATATCGTGATGAAAATACAGGAGCAATTATTAATTGTGACAGTGTTGAATATGAACAATACATGAGTACAATTAATAGTAGAATCACACAAAAACATGAACTTGAATCAATGAAGAAAGAAATGTCCGAAATTAAAACTTTATTAAAGGAGCTTATTAATGGACTTAAATGAAATTTCTTTGGATGATATTAATAAATCATTCGAATATGAGAGACAAGCAAGATTTATTGATTCTATGGATAACATTGATGATCTTAAAAATTTTGCAAAACTTTACTGTAAATTATACTTAAAGCAGCAAGAGGTCTTATCTATTTTTGAAATAAATAGTATTTAGTAAAATAAACAATAAAATATAATGGCAAAACCATCATCTAGGCAAGAACTTATTGATTATTGTTTAAGGCGTTTGGGAGCCCCTGTTTTAGAGATTAATGTTGATGATGATCAAATAGATGATCTGGTTGACGATGCATTACAATATTTTAATGAGCGTCATTTTGATGGCGTTGAAAGAATGTACTTGAAGTACAAAATAACCCAAGGCGATGTTGATAGGGGAAAAGCAGATCCACCAAATGCAGTTGGAATAGTAACAACTACTGCAACTTCAACTACCGGAACATCTTTCAATTGGTACGAAAATTCAAACTTTATTCAAATACCAGATTCTGTTATTGGTATTGAAAAAGTTTTTAAATTTGACACCAGTTCAATCTCTGGTGGTATGTTTAGTATAAAATATCAGTTATTTTTAAATGATTTATATTATTTTAATTCCGTAGAACTTCTTCAATATTCTATGGTTAAAAGTTATTTAGAAGATATTGATTTCTTATTGACAACTGATAAGCAGATAAGATTTAATAAAAGACAAAATAGAATGTATTTAGATATTGATTGGGGGGCACAATCACCCGATACATATCTTGTTATAGATTGCTATAGGATTTTAAATCCTACAGAATTTACTAATGTATATAATGATAGTTTTTTAAAGCAATATTTAACCTCTTTAATTAAGCGCCAATGGGGTCAAAATTTAATTAAATTTAGGGGTGTAAAACTACCAGGTGGAATTGAATTGAATGGTAGAGAAATCTATGATGATGCAGAAAAAGAATTAGATTCTATTAAATCTAGAATGGCAATGGATTACGAACTTCCACCTTACGATTTTATTGGATAATGGCATTAAATCCTTTTTTTCAACACGGTTCAGCAAGTGAACAGAGATTGATACAGCAACTGATCAATGAACAATTGAGGATGTATGGTATTGAAATTGGATACTTGCCCAGAAAATTTGTAAGAACTAATACAATAATCAGAGAAGTTGTATCATCCAAATTCAACGATACCTTTATGCTAGAGGCTTATTTAAGCACTTATGAAGGTCATACTGGATCTGGTGATATTCTAACTAAATTTGGAATGAGTTTAAAAGATGAATTAACATTAGTTATATCTAAAGAACGATTTGAAGATTTTATTTCGCCATTTTTAGAGTCGATGCCTGATGATGAAATTACAGTGTCTTCTAGACCAAGAGAAGGAGATTTAATTTATTTTCCTTTAGGTAGACGATTATTTGAAGTTAAATTTGTAGAGCACGAAAAACCATTTTATCAATTGGGACAATCATATGTTTATGAACTTCAATGTGAATTATTTGAATACCAGGATGAACTTGGTGGATATGATGGTCTTGATAGTACTCTAGATGAAATAGATGAATCATTGCAAAATGAGGGATATATTACTGCTCTAGAACTATTCCCATCGGTAACAACTGCTGAAGTTATTGGCGGAAACAACAATGGATCTACTGGATATGTAAGAAGAATTATAATGAATGATGATGGTTCTGGATATACATCTAGACCTAGAGTTGCAATTTCTACAGCGCCAGTTGGTGGTACCAATGCCTCAGCGGTTGCAATTACAACTTGCAGAAATGGTGTTTGCTCTATTCAGGAAATACTTTTAACCTCGATAGGGTCTGGATATACAGTTACACCTACAGTTACAATTATTGGTGGAGGTGGAGTTGGTGCCGCAGCAACTGCTGAAATTGTAAATACTGCAAATTATTTTGGATTCTCTCCAACCAGTATCTCTAATGCTGGTAGTGGATATGTTTCAAAACCAACAGTTACTATAGAAGAACCACTTGGAGAACTTGCACCAATAATTGATAGAAGACAGGCGTATGCAATTGGTGTCGTTGGAACAGGATCTTCGGTTGGTATTATAACTCAGATATTAATATCAGATGCTGGAATCGGGTATCATTCAAATCCAACAGTTACAATATCAGCGCCTCCAGGAACCTCTGGAATTGGTACATTTATCTTTAATGAGGTTGTTACGGGACAAGTTTCAGGTACTAAAGCAAGAGTTAAAACTTGGAATAGTTCCAATTCAACAATTAGTCTTGGTATGCCATCTGGAGAATTTGTTTTGGGTGAAAATATTGTTGGAGCAGTATCTGGCGCTAGCTATAGTATTAAAGTTGTACAACCACAATCTTCAATCGATAAATATGAGCAGAACGATGAGATCGAACAAGAGGCAGATCTAATCATAGACTTTACAGAATCAAATCCATTTGGAACTTACTAATGTTAGGAACTTATTACTATCACGAAATTATAAAAAAAACCATTACTGGTTTTGGAACTTTATTTAATCAAATTTACATTAAACATAAAGATTCAAATGATAATGATTATAGTGAAATGCGAGTTCCTTTAGCATATTCACCAATTCAGAAATTTTTAGCAAGATTGCAGCAGCAATCAAATTTAAATAAACCAGTTCAAATTACGTTACCAAGAATGTCATTTGAGATGGTTTCCTTAACATACGATCCATCCAGAAAAACTACAGTAACACAAACTTTTAAGGCTGTTGATGCTAATAATAATGTGAAAAAGGTTTTTATGCCTGTTCCTTATAATATTGGATTTCAATTAAATATCTACACTAAATTGAATGAAGATGCTTTGCAAATAATTGAGCAAATATTACCATTTTTTCAACCTGGTTTTAATATTACAATCGATTTAGTAAGTTCTATTGGTGAAAAAAGGGACATTCCAGTAATATTGGATAATATAACATTTAAAGACGAATATGAGGGTGATTTTTCTACTAGAAGAGCATTAATTTACACATTATCATTTACAGCTAAGACATATCTATTCGGACCAATAGCAGATAGTACGGAAGGTCTTATCAAGAAAGTTCAAGTTGATCTTTATAGTAATACTGATACGATAAATGCTAGACGTGAAGTTCGGTATGTAGTAACACCTCAAGCAAGAAAAGATTATAATAATGATAACACATCGACTTTGATTTCGGATATTAGTGTATCTTCATTAATTTTAAATGTCAATTCAACAACTTCATTTGCAGTAGATGATAGGATTATTATTGATAATGAAATTATGTTAATTACAAATATTGTCGATGAGAATACATTAAATGTAAGGAGATCTTATGACAATACTACAGCAGCAGTACATTTATCAGATAGTGTTATTAATAAATTAACCGTACAGGATGATGCATTAATTGAACCAGATGATGATTTTGGATTTAATGACGATTGGTATGATTTTTCAGACTCTAAATTGTATAGTCCAACACAACAAAGGGATATTTGATAAATTATGGCAAAAAATTATGATTCTTTAGATAAAGCTTTAAGTATTGAAAGTAGTATTGTTGAGACACAGAAAAATTCTGAAAAAATTTCAATCGACCCAAATAATCCTTGCGACTTAAGCAAAGATTATGAATATACTAGAGCAAATTTATATTCACTAATTGAAAAAGGTCAAGAAGCAATTAATGGAATAATGGAACTTGCAGGAGAATCAGATTCTCCTAGGGCCTATGAAGTTGCCGGACAATTGATAAAAAGTGTTGGAGATGTTACAGATAAACTTATAGATCTCCAAAAGAAGTTAAAAGATGTTGAACAAACAAAAGAAAAAACTACAAATAATGTCACTAATAATGCCTTGTTTGTAGGTTCAACTTCGGAATTATCTAAACTTTTAAAGCAAGGATTCCTAAATAATAAAGAATAGATTTTTTTCTAGAATGAGTTGGTCTGAAAAATATAAAAAATCTATAGATTGTAATAATCCAAAGGGATTTTCACAAAAATCTCATTGTCAAGGG